AGCCTACGGCTTGTAATAAGTTTCCGTAAGTACCGACTGACTCAAGTGCTTTTTGATTAGAAATACCCATAGAACTAGCGGCATTTTTACCAAATTCTAATACCGCATTTGATGTATCGCCAAAAACAACTTGAACCTTAGAAACAGACTCGTTCATAGTACTAGCCGCTAATACGGCACTTTTAGCAAAGTTGGCAATCTGTGCGCCAGCAAATGCGACACCCATTGCGGCACCTACTTTTTTAAGATTTCCAACCATACTGTCCATACCAGTACTTGACTTTTTTACAGTATCGTCCATACCTTTAATACCAGCCTGAGCCTGAGCCAAGCCCTGCTTTAGATTAGTTACATCTGCTTGTAACTGGATAAGAATTGGCGGTATTGTACTCAATTAGCCACTCCTTATCGCAGTTGTGAACGCCCCGATAAATATCCTCTTTAGCGTTCCGTTGTTAATAAGTGTAGTAGCAGTAGGCTCTAGATAAGGATATTTGACGCCTGATTTCCAGCGCGGGGAACCTAACTCAACTGCGCGAGCATACTCCGCAGACGAAGTAACTTCCGAGGTGTAACCGCGAAAGCCTTTTACTGGTCTTTGTGCAACAATCTTGCTCACCAAATTACCTGTAACTGAGTTAGGCCCTGGTCCCGTACCAGCAATTCTAGGTGTACCTACTGGGTGGTTGCCAGTATTGGCATTTTTCTTAGCCAAGTCTTCTATTTTAAGTGAAGCCTGAAAAGTTGCTTGCAAAGCGGCTGTATCTATTTTCTTTTCAGTCAGGTCAAAGCCTTTTAGAACCTTGGCAAGGTTGATGATAGTAATTGCGCCCATTAACCTTATGTCCTATCTGCTTTGATTTGCTCAACGGTCGCGGCTATTCCCAACAACCAGTCTGCTTGTTTTGCTGGCAAGTTATCTACTTGCTCAGGTGTCCAACCAAACCTATCTGCCATTTGATAATAGAACCACTCATCATCAGGATACTCCAAGTCTGGTCGGCGTTGCCCGCCTTCCAAAAGCCACTTTAGCCTTTGGAGACTTCGGTAGGCACTTTTGGGTCTGTTTCGTTCTCCACCGTCTCCGATAGACTTGGGAACAGATAACCTTGTGCTTCTTTAGTTGCTTCCACTAATGCGTCATAATCTTGTATTTCTAACTCATCAAGACTGTCTAATTTGACAGACGGAATTGGCAGGTCAAATGACCAAGCCTCAATAAGAACAGAAATTAAAGTATCGCCTAATGCTAAGGCTTTACTCAACTCGCCGCCTTCGGTTTCCGAAGAACGCAAAACTTGTTTCTTGTCTTTCACTCTTAGTAATGCAGGGTCTTTTAGTGTGGCATTAGCACCCGAAGGGAGTGTTATTTTTGTAGACATAATGTGCCTTCCTTTATTTGCCTTCCTGTTCACTACTAAGCAGAGCAGATGAGTTCGACAACGGGAAGGCTCACGTTATTTCCCTCACCTGCCCCGTTCTAGTTATGCGTAGACACTCGCTGCGTAGGCATTTTGCAATACCCACTTAATAGGTGAAAACCCAAGCGAGGCGCCAGCGTCAGTTGTATTGGCTTGCGCGTTCAGGTCAATGGAAACCTGTACAAAATCTTGACCGCGTTCAATCATTGCGGCTGTATATGCGCCTTTAGTAATTGTGGCTTGTAGTTGAACCGCAGTTGCGCCCGAACCATAAGCCCAGTCAAGCACAATGGCAGGTTGCGTGTTGTTCAAGAAGTTCACAAGTTGCGCGTCTGTATCCATAAGGAAAGTAATTTTTCCCGATACCTCTAACGGTCCGAGAAATACTTGGTACGGGTTTTGCGTTTGTGCTATTCCATAAACAGGTGTCACAGCCCGCGTCATGTCTATATTGCCACTCATAGCAGTTGATACTGCACTTCCACCAATAGACACAGTTCCTTGCCATACTGGAGTTGGTAGTACGGTACTAAATGTAGGTGTTGGGTCGGAAACAGTTGCAGATAGCCAGCCAGTTGTCTTTGTGTCGAACTCCAACATACCATCGGCATTAAACTTCAAAGAGAAATCGGAGAATTGGCAACCAGGATATGAGCGAACATCTACGCCGTAAAAGTCGGTCATTGTGTAGGAAATTGGTTGTGTATCTGTATCTTCGGTTAGTGTATTAAGCAAAGAAATTGTGTGAGTGAAAGGTGCGCTTGCACCAGTAGTTGCGACTCCACCTAGTAGACCAGCAATAGGAAATCCGATTGTGTCGGCAAATACCGAACCACTAAAGTCAAATGTTGAACGAGTGCGTCCTTGAATATAGTTATAGTTCACTACATTGGAACCGCGCAACCCTGTGTCATAGAGTGGGTCAATAATGTCCTGCGGCTTAACACTATCTTTTGCAACAGGAATAAACTTTGTTGGTGCTACGGCTGTGCCTTTTGTGGTTTCTTTAGCGATACCTATATACGAACCCGCTGATGGCATTATTGGCATTATTCAACTCCTACTTTTGGGTCTGTCGCGGCAGACGGTTCTGATGGTACTATCTTAGAACTAAATCCTTTTCCTGCTGGACTGCAATCAGCGTGGCTAAAACTATCGGGTGCCTCGAACTCGTCGCCTTTGTTAAGAACTAATCCAAGTGACGGAAACACCTGCTCATCACTTCCGTTGTATATGTATTTCATCATACTCCTATGCTTGAATCATCTCGGTCACAGTAAAATCTAATTCGGCGAACGTTTCTGTTGCGCCTTCTTTTGATGTAGAAGGCTCACCATAGCGAGCATTTATTAGAGGTTCGGCACCTTGCCATACTAGAATACCCGAACTATCGCCAAAATTGTGGTCTGACCGCAACCGTGTTTTAACATTGTCTATTAGCGTGTCAAAGTCGGTCATGGCTTCTTCGGAGTTTCTAGCCATTGAGTGCTGGTAAATCTGCAAAACAACGCCGTAGTCCACTCGCTTCCAACCGTTAGTTGCCCCACCGATAGCCAAGCGAGTTTCATTTTCAAAGGAAATAAACACCACGCAAGCGGCTCTCGATAACTGCCCTGCGGCTGAGTTAGTCTGAAAGTTTATTCTTTTCGGAAACGAGGTAAAGACTTGGTTTAAAGTGGCGATAGGCGGGTTGGCAATAAAGGTAGATAGTGTTTGCCGAACGCCTGTACGACCTGCCACTAGCGTATCCTGCGGTATTGGTCAATCATGTCTAGCGCAATTTTAATCTCAGATGAGTAGCGAGTCTCGCCACCTACATTTCCCGTAGCCGAGGTGGTAATTGCCATAGTCATTGACCCGTCACCTCTCATCTTAATAAAAGCGGTTGTGAGAAGCACACAGGCTTGTTTAAGACTGGCTGGTAAATTACCTATAGCGGCACCACTTTCGTGGGTGTAGACCAGCGCAGAGGTAAGTGGAACGGTAGTTGAGCCATAGACATAAGCACTTGATACTGTTACCTTCTCTGCCTTTGACCCGTCATAGATATTTAGAACTAAGTTAGGCACAATTCCTGCGGCTGACAGAACAGTCAAACTACTGGCGGCGGCAACGGCTGTAACGGTTGTGGTATTTACAAAGCCTGAAACATAAGTGTACTTGGTAAAAATCTGCGTTCCAGATGGTCCGATAGCACCAAAAGATAGTGGTCCTTGACTGGAGTAGGTAGACGAAAGTGTCGAAAGCGGAATAATAATTTGCTGACTTTCAAACCAAGCCTTAGACGGGTCGTTAAGCACATTTAGATTATTAGGGTCTGAGCCGTAGTAGAAACTTTCTAGCGCCACAATAGGCGAATTGTTTGGGTGTAACGCAATAAATCCTTGTGGAGTAAAGCGTGTTCTTTGCGTTTCCGTAATAACGGTTGCCACTAAACTTTGGTTAAAGTACTCGTTCATATAAGACGAGGCTCGCATGATAACGCGTTCTAATTCAGCGTCTTGTGCGGCTTGATTGCCGCCTACTACCAAATTGTCATAATCAATAGATGTAGGCGCGTTCTGATACTCGGCAAGAGTGAGGTACGGGTTCTCCCGAAATGTCTCGGTACTAATTCCAACAGCCATTTATTCCCCGTCTCGTGCAGGTGTTCCATTTACAAATCCGCACCGCGAACACTTGCGGAACCAACTTCCAAAACCACACTCAATACAGGTAAATCCTCTAGTTACATCGCCTTCTTGATAAGGATTAAGTGAAGCCTCGGTAAATCCTTCTCGCTTCATAGCCTTAATGTCTGAACTATTTTCTACTGAGTACAAACCTTTTTTATCTGTATGGTAAGTGCGGCTACCTATTTCCGTAGCCTTAACAAAGCCATCACGCCCTACTAATCTTGCCACTTTGCCTTCTTTCTCGGAGTGTGCTTGCGGTGATTGCTCGTGCGAACCACCGCAAACACAAACCAGTTACTTAATCGGAAACGATACCCGATACTGCGCCGTTCCATGCGGGAGCAGAGCAGAAGAAAGTACCTCGGAAGTAAGTTGAGAACTCATACTGGAACTGAGTTACGGGCCATTGGATACCCATGTAATCCTGAACCATGAAGTTAGACCAAACATCTGATACCTCGGTATCAGGAATTGGCAGTTGATAAGACAGAACTGGCGACACGCCTTGTGGTAGCCAAGGGTGAACAGTAAGGGCTAAACCCTTGCCTGTAACTTCGTTCTGTAATCCTGTTACGACAGAACCATAGGTGACTCCACCAGTTCCAGGATTGTCAATCATTAGGCGATAGTTGGCGGTTGAGCCTGACTTAATCGCGTCTGAAAGTTGCTTACGGTCGCTGCCGTTTAGAAGTACCTCATCAGGGTCAGCCTTAACTGCATTGTAAAGTGCAGCAAATACTGTTTGGAACTCTGCCCCAGGATTTGAAGTTGAGAATACAGAGTTGATTACATTGTTACTACCAGAATTAGGACCGAGAACGGTTGGCAAAATTCCGTCATAACCAGTTGCATAAGCAGATGTGTCTCCTGTTGCGCGAGTTGCTGCGGCACCAGTAGTTGTAAAGGCAAAGTTATTGCCAGTTAAACCGACTGCACCTGCGCCTTGAATTACTGCGCTTGTGCCTTGTGCTGTTCCCTGATACTTGCAGTTAGCAAGACCAGTCGCAGTTCCTACATAGATGTTGTACCCAAGAGCGCCGACTGAGGCACCCCATGAAATAGCAAGAACATCTCCTGCTACAACAGTTGTTGTGGCTACTGTATTGACAATAGACTCACCGAAACCTGTGCTTGCAATACCTGCGTTAGCAGTTACATACACAAAGTAATCAGTTGCGGCTAGTGCTGTTTGTGAACCTGAAGCAACTGGCGAAGTAAGTGTTGAAGTTCCTGGGGCTGCAATAGCACCTGAATATCCACTTGCTGTACCGCGTGCCATTAACATCATGCGCTCTTCCATCAACATTGTTGCGTAAAGTGTTGAAGTTGAAGATAACTGGCGCAAGTCTTGGTATCCAAGTCCTGAGAAGTTA